TGAGCGACGGTGACGAGAACACCGTGCAGGGCCTGCGGCCGGTCCTGAACGCCACCTCCCGCCTGGCCGAGCATGGGCACACCCCCATCCTGCTGCACCACGTCGGGAAGGGCCAGGATGGGGCCAGGAACGCGAAGGACAAGCCCCTCCTGGCTGACCGCATGTCCACGGACTGGATCCGAGGCACGGGCAGCATCGTGGGCAACTTCCGGTGCTGTCTCCAGTTCGCCAAGGTGTCCGAGGATGAGGCCGCGGGGGCCGGCCTGGACCCCGACTCGGCCCGGCTGGGCCAGATCCTGGTCTTCGGCGTCACGAAGTCCAACGGGGCCCCCAGGGGCGACTGGAAGGTCATCGTGCAGGACGATGGGGGCCGCTGGTCGGTCTCGCCCGACTCTGCTGAGCTGCTGGCGAAGTTCCGGGGGTCGAAAGCGGTGGCGGCCTTCTCGAAGCAGATGGCCCTCTTGGCTGACCTCCATGAAGCCCGTTTCGCCACCGAGCTCGACCACCAGGCCCTGGCAAAAAAGCACTGGCCGGAGGCGGTCCCGATCAAGGCCAACGGTGCCCTGAAGTCGGCACTCCACCGGCTCCGCAGTGCCGGTTTACTACAAAAGAAAGGGCACGCTTTGACCCCTCAGGGGCTTGAAAAAGTGAAAGTAACCCAGCGCGTAACCGGATGGAGCGACAACGATGAGTAAGCCTTTTCTTTTCATGCGAGTTACCCGCAAGGTTACTAGTAACCGTGACGGCGTAACCGCCCGGAAGGTTACGGGTTACGCCGCCCCCTTTAGGGGGCGTAACCGTAACCTAGTAACCCTGACCCTGGGATTCGGAGGTGTGATGTGACCTCCTGGACCCTGACGATCCCCTCGGTCACACCCTCGCTCAACGAGACCCGTCGGATGCACTGGGCTGCCCGGAAGCGTGCCGACCAGGTCCTCGGCTGGGAGGTGGTCTCCGCACTGAACCGGGTGCCTCCGATCCCAAAGGCTACCGGCAAGCGCCGCATGACCATCTGCCGGCATGGCCGCAAGGCGCTCGACCAGGACAACCTGGCCGGCGGCTGCAAGGGCCTGATCGACTTCATCAAGCTGCGCGGCCTGCTGGTGGACGACAGCCCCGCTCACGTCGAGCTCGTGTTCACCCAGCAGGTCACCCGCAAAGGTCCGATCGGAACCACGATCGTGCTCGAGGAGGTTGCATGAGCAACAAAGTGCCGAAAAGTGCCGTAAAACGCCCACAGCCCAAGGGCGGGAGCCGAAAAGGCATACCAAACAAGACCACCAAGGCGCTCAAAGACATGATCCTCGGCGCCACTGAGCGGGCTGGCGGGGAAGACTTCCTGCTGCGTCAGGCGCGGAAGAAGAACAACGCGCCGTTCATGGCGCTGCTGGCGAAGGTGCTGCCCATGCAAGTCACCGGCGAGGATGGCGGCCCGCTGCAGGTCCAGCACATCAAGGGCATGACTGATGAGCAGTTGAGGGCGCTGGTGCAGAAGGTAGTGGAGGCCAGCAAGTGAACCTGACGCGGGAAGACCTGGAGATGGCGGCCCTGGCGGCTCAGGAGCTGGCGCTGCGCGCCAAGCGTTGGAAACCATATCCGGCGCCCAGCCCCCAGGGACTGGCTATGGAGTGCGAGGCCGACATCCTGTTCTATGGCGGTGCAGCTGGCGGCGGCAAGACGGACCTGCTGCTGGGCACAGCGCGCTACAACCACACCCGGAGCATCATCTTCCGCCGGGTCTCACCTTCGCTGCAGGGCATCATCGATCGGTCCAAGGAGATCTACACCCAGGCCGGTGACGGGACCCTGAGCGACTACAACGAGAGCAAGAGCCGCTGGAACCTTCCCGGCTGCATGATCCGATTCGGCTCGATGCAGTACGACTCTGATGTGACGGACCACCAGGGCGTTCCGTACGACCTCTACGGGTTCGATGAAATCACCGAGTTCAGCGAGGCTCAGTTCCGCTTCGTGACGGGCTGGAACCGGTCCACGAAGGAGGGCCAGCGCTGCCGGACGATCTGCACGGGCAACCCCCCGACGGACTCGGATGGTGAGTGGGTCTTGAACTTCTGGGGCCCATGGCTGGACGAGAACCATCCAAATCCAGCCGCGCCGGGCGAGCTGCGCTGGTTCACCACCATCGACGGCAAGGACGTGGAGTGCCCGAACGGTGAGCCTGTGCTGGTGCATGGCGAGTGGGTCAAGCCGATCTCTCGGACGTTCATCCCGGCCAAGGTGCAGGACAACCCCGCGCTGATGGCCACGGGCTACCTCTCGAAACTACAGGCCCTGCCTGAACCGCTGCGCTCCAAGATGCTCTACGGAGACTTCAAGGCCGGCCGGGAGGACAACGCCTACCAGGTCATCCCCAGCGCCTGGGTTGAGGCAGCGATGGCTCGTTGGAAGGCTGCAGAGAAGCCGACCACGGCCATGACAGCTGTTGGCGTGGACGTGGCCCGTGGCGGCAAGGACAAGACCTGCCTGGCGCCCAGGTACAACCACTGGTTCGACGTGCTGAAGACCTTCCCTGGAAGCGACACCCCCGACGGTCAAACCACGGCCACCCAGGTGCTGCTCATCGCCCGGGACAGGGCGCAGGCGGTGGTGGATGTGATCGGGGTGGGCGCCTCGGCCTTCGACGCCCTGAAGGGCAACCAGATGGTGCGCCCGGTGGCCTACAATGGCAGCTCGGCCAGCTTTGGGACGGACAAATCCGGTGTGCTGAAGTTCGTGAACAAGCGCGCCGAAGACCACTGGCGACTGAGGGAGGCTCTGGACCCAGCCTCTGGCCAGTTCATTGCTTTGCCGCCTGACCCAGAGCTGAAGGCCGACCTGTGCGCCCCGCGCTGGATGGCCCGGGTTGGCGGAATCCAGGTGGAGTCCAAGGACGACATCAAGAAACGCATCGGGCGCAGCCCGGACAAGGGCGACGCGCTGATCATGGCCGCATCGGTTGAGGCTCTGCAGGTGCCAGTTCCCGAGGACGACGAGGAGATCTACAGCCACGCGGGGGAGAACTCATGGATGGGGTGAGCGAGTGGATCAGCACGGCCAAGGCGAACCGGATCCTGGCCATCGGGATCTGCAACCGGACCTTCAGGGAGAAGTTCCTGGAGGTCATCGCGTGGAAGCGTACCCCCGGGGGGCACTTGCGCTGGTCCAAAATCGAGGTCGAGATCATCGCTGGGACCTGTGAGGAGCCCCGCAATGCTGGGTGAAAAATAAAGGGGGAAAAGTGGGAAAAGCGGGAGGGCCTTTCATGGCCCTCCCGTTGTCTACACCTGAGTCTTGAAGAGCAGGGGGACGACCGCCACGTCAGCCAAGGGCGCAAGCCCATTCAACCAAGAGCCCCCTGCCCTTGGTGCTGCTTGGAACTGTCCCTCACCCGTCAACAGTCAAGCGCCCTGGCCACGCTGGGGAATCTTGACGTTGACGGCCGCCCGTTCTGCCACACGCTCGAGGATCCCGTGCGGGACCTGGGCGAGCATGGCGAGGGCAAGATCTACGGGAAGACCGCGATCCCCGCTGGCCGCTACCCCGTGGACATCACCTGGAGCGTGAAGTTCCAGAAGAAGATGCTGCTGGTGGAGGGTGTCCCCTTCTTCACCGGCATCCGCATCCACTCCGGCAACGATGCCGATGACACCCTGGGCTGCATCTTGGTGGGCTCCGTGGTGGTCACACCTGACCGGATCCGCGGCGGCTCGGTCATGCTGCCGCAGCTGTTCCAGATGGTCCAGGAGGCCCTGGACAAGGGCGAGAAGGTCTGGCTGACGATCCAGGATGCCCAGCAGGTGGCGGGATGATCCCCGGTTTCCTGACCCGCGCCTTCAGCCACCTGGGCGAACCCTCATCGAAGCGCACCATCGCGGGCTGGTCGGCCGTGGCCCTCTGCCTGGTCTTCCTGTCGATCGGGTTCGCCTGCGCCAGGTGGATCATCCAGCACGGGGACCTCGGCCTCGGCGCAGCTGGTGCGCTCACATTCAGCGGGGGGACCGTCGCCACCTTGGCGGGCGTCATCTTCCGCAAGCCAGACGGGGTTGCGGCCCTGCCCTCCCCCGGCGGTTGTGCCGGAAGCGGATCGACCGGGGGCAACTCATGACGCCTAGGTACGCCGCCTATGGCCTCTGCGCCCTGCTGGCAGTCCTCGCCTCGCTCATCGGCGTGGACTCCTGCCGGCAGCGGCAGGGCTGGCAGGCAGAGGTCCAGGCGGCCATCCACACAGGGGAAGCGAATGCCCACGTTCAGCAGGCCCAGGCAATCCAGGATCATGCGGCGGAGCTGGCGCAGGCCAAGACGGACGTGGCTGGGGCACGGGCCGAGGTTGAAAGGCTTCGTCGCATCGTGGCGGCCCAGCGACGGCAGGGAGTTCCTGATCCGGCCGGTCCCGCTGCGCCCGACCCTGGGCCTGTGGCCCCTGATCATCGAGACGAACTGCTGGCTGCCGACGCTGTTCTGATCGCCAAGCAGGACGCGCAGATCCAGACCCTCACGGTGGCCCTGACCGACGAGCAGGCCCGTTCCGAGCAGTTCCGGCTGGCGTTCGAGGCCGAGCGCAAGGCCACGGCAGCGCAGGCCGCTGCCACAGAGGCATGGAAGAAGGCCGTGACCACCTCCAAGTGGCGCGGACGCATTGAAGGGTTCGCCGCCGGGGTTGCCCTCGGCTATGTCGCCAGGGGGCAACGATGAGCGCTGCGGAGATCGTCGGGGCCTGCATCGTCATCCTGGGTGGGATGGCCGGGCTCATCAAGACCATGGTCCTCGGCCGGCTGGACAAGATCGACGGGAAGCTCGACAAGCAGCAGGACCAGCTGGCCGACCACAACGGCCGGATCATCCGCATCGAGGAGTGGCGAGCGAACATCCCGGGCACTTTGGGGCGACGGGCCACAGACCATTGCCCTGCCCCGGATTGCCCCTTCGATCGCACTGCTCCTGGGGTTGACCGATGAACGCCTACGCCGCGGCCAAGGAGCCCAAGGAGAAGACCAAGGCCGAAAGGGAGGCCGAGTTCCTGGAGGAAGCCCGTGAGCGCTTCAACCTGGCCGAGCAGGCTGAGTCCATCATCCGCGAGCGCGGCATGGACGATCTGCGCATGCGCGCCGGCGACCAGTGGGACGAGGACATCAAGAAGCGGCGCCTGGCGGACAAGCGTCCCTGCCTGACGGTGAATCGGCTCCCTCAGTTCGTGCGCCAGGTCTCCAACGACCAGCGGCAGAACCGGCCCGCCATCCAGGTCTCCCCTGTGGACGACCGCGCGGACATCAAGACCGCCGAGGCCTACCAGGGCCTGATTCGGCACATCGAATACGACTCCAACGCGGACGCGGCCTACGACACCGCCTTCGACGGCGCGGCCAACACCGGCCTGGGGTACTTCCGGGTGATCACGGAGTACTCCGACCCGCGATCCTTCGACCTGGACATCAAGATCAAGCGGATCCGGAACCAGTTCAGCGTCTACATCGACCCCGACGCCAAGGAGCCCGACCGCTCCGACATGCGCTGGGCGTTCATCGTGGACGACTTCAGCGAGGAGGAATTCGAGGCCCGCTACCCCGATGCCGATGTTTGCAAGGGCAGCGGCGCCTGGGACATGGCCCGGCAGGTGGCTCCGTCCTGGATGGGTGGGGGCCAGGTCCGCGTGGCCGAGTACTTCTGCATGACCACCACCAAGGCCACGCTGATCATGCTGGCCGATGGGACGGTGCTGCTCGAATCCGAGCTAAAGAAGGCCATGGAGCTGGACCCTGAGGCGGTCCCGCCTGTGGTGCTCAAGCAGCGCGACACCGAGATCCCCGCGGTGCGGTGGTGCAAGATCATCGGCACGGAGATCCTCGAGGACACCGTGTGGCCTGGCCGCTGGATCCCTATCATCCCGGTCCTGGGCGACGAGCTCGAGGTGGATGGCCAGGTGATCCTGGAAGGCGTCATCCGCCACGCCAAGGACCAGCAGAAGATCCTGAACGTGATGGTCTCCACGGAGACTGAGAGCATCGGCCTGGTGCCCAAGGCGCCCTGGATCGTGGCCGAGGGCCAGCTGGAAGGCAAGTACGCCAAGGAGTGGAAGGAGTCGAACAGCAAGACCTTCGCCTACCTGACCTACAAGCCCACCAGCCTGAATGGCCAGCCCGTGGTGGCCCCGCAACGGGTCTTCGGCGAGGCCAACGTGCAGGCGGTCACCAATGCCCGCCTGATGGCCCAGGACGACATGAAGGCCCTGGTCGGAATCTACGACTCGGCCCTCGGGAACCGCTCCAACGAGACCTCTGGCATCGCCATCCGGGCGCGGCAGAACCAGGCCGGCACGGCGAACTTCCACCTGGTGGACAACCGCACCCGGGCCCACCGGCACCTGGGGCGCATCCTGGTGGACCTCATCCCGAAGATCTACGACGCCCCGCGCGTAGCGCGGATCATCGGAGAGGACGGCACCGGGAAGGCCATCCGCCTCAACGAGCGCTACAAGGATCCGGAGACGGGCGAGGACCTGTTCTACAACATGGGCGTCGGCAAGTACGACGTGCGGGTCACCTCCGGGCCCAGCTTCGCCACGAAGCGCCAGGAGGCAGCCGCGTCGATGATGCAGCTGGCCCAGGCCGATCCCTCCCTGACTCAGAAGGCCGGGGATCTGATGGTGAAGAACATGGACTGGCCGGGCGCCCAGGAGATCTCCGACCGGCTGAAGAAGTTCCTGCCGCCCCAGGCCCTCGCGGACGACAAGGGCCCCGGCCTGGTGCCCCCGGAACTGCAGGCCAAACTGCAGGCCCTCATCGGCCAAGTGCAGCAGCAGAGCCAGGTGATCGAGCAGCTCACGGGCGCCCTGAACGAGGCCCACGACAAGATGGACTCCAAGGCGATGGAACTCGCCAGCCGGGAACGCATTGAGGCCATGAAGGTGCAGGCGGACCTGCTGAAGACCTGGGCGACCCTCGACCAGAAGGACAGCGCCCTGGCGATGCAGACCGAACTGGAGCAGATCCAGCGGCGGCTCCAGGAGCTTTCGACCCCCGATCTCACTCTCACCCAACTCGATGACCAGGACCTGTCCGCTGAGCCCCCGATGGCTGGCGGCATGCCCATGGGCACCGGGATGGAACCCGCCACCGGCGGCGGAATTGCGCCGGGTACCCCCGCACCGGGCCAGATGCCCGGATCCATGCCTCAAGGCCCACCGGCGGCCCCTGCGCCGGGCTCATCCATGGAGACCCCATGAGCACCGAAACCCCCATCCCTACCTCTGACGCTCAGGTTGCCCTTCTCGGCATCCAGGACGACGGAGAACCCAAGACCCCGCCCGAGAACCCCAACGGCGAGCCCCCGGCCGGCGAAGAGCTGGACGAGAATGGCGAGCCCAAGAAGAAGATGGGCGGCTTCCAGAAGCGGATCCAGAAGCTCACCTCGCGCCTGGCCGTCCAGGAGGAGGAGATCGCCCGGCTACGTGCTGGGTCCACTCCCGCCCCCGCCCAGCAGCAGGCGACCCTGACCGAGCCCCAGCCCCCCGACGAGAACAGCTTCAGCAGCTACGCGGAGTTCAAGGCCGCGGAGCGGAAGTTCATCGCCGACCTGGCCGACTACAAGGCCGAGATGAAGCTCCAGGCTCGCGACAAGGCCAAGGAGCAGGAATCCGAAGCCGCCAAGGCCAAGGAGCGGCAGGCCGAGGCTCAGACCACCTGGACCAAGCAGCTCGAGGCGGCCCACGCGGCTCATCCCGACCTGGAAGAACTGCTCGAGGAGGACCTTCCCGCCACGCCCGCCATGATGCAGACCATCGTGGCGTCGGCCTACGGCGGCGAGATGCTCCACCACCTCGCCTCTCATCCCGAAGAGTGCCGTCGGATCGCCAGCCTGACCCCCCGTGGGCAGGAGGTGGCCCTGGGGCGCATCGAGGACGAGATCTCGGCGAGGAAGCCCAACACCGAACCCCAGAAGCGCACCACCAGCGCACCCGCACCCCTCCAGCCCCTCAAGGGCGGCGGCACCGTGGCCAAAGACCCGTCCAAGCAGTCGGACGACGAATGGTACCGGACCCGCCAGGCGCAGCGGGGACGCTGACCCCCTGAAACCTCCTTTGCCGGATCGAACCGGCCCCTCGGAGAACAGTCATGAGCAATGCCATCCTCACCCACCAGATGATCGCCCGCGAGGGCGCCGCCCTCCTCAAGGAGCGCATGTCCTTCGTCTCCCGGATCAACCGGAAGCGCGAAGAGGACCTCAACGCCAAGGTCAACGGCTACCGCAAGGGCGGGTTCGTTGACGTGGTCATCCCCCCAGCCTCCAAGGTCTTCGACGGCGCGAACTTCGCCGGCGGCGGTGCGGCGCCCGACCAGGTGGAGACCAAGGTTCGCCTGCAGCTCACCAACCAGAAGCACGTGCCCCTGACCTTCACGGCGCAGGAAAAGGCCATGAAGCTGGAGAACTTCCGGGAGCGCTTCCTGGAAGGCGCCATCGACACCCTGGCCGCCATCGTCCAGTCCGAGATGCTGAAGAAGGCCTACCGGCTGAGCCCCAACGTCATCGGCACCCCCGGCACCGTGCCTAACAGCGCGAAGATCTGGAGCCAGGGCCGTGCCCTGCTGGAGCGCCACCTGGCGCCCGCCAGCCCTCGCACCGTGCTCTGGAGCTCCGACGCCAACGTCGAGTTGGTGGACGCCTCCAAGGCCTTGTTCAACCCCAACGAGGAAGTCGCCAAGATGTTCCTCAAGGGCTACTGCAAGTCCTACGCGGAGATGGACTTCTTCGAGAACCAGTCCCTGCCTACCCACGCCAACGGCAACGACGTGACCGGCGTGGCTGTCTCGGGCGCCAGCCAGACGGGCTCCACCCTCACCGTCAGCGGCGTGGCCAACGGCTCGACCTTCACCGCTGGTCAGGTCTTCACCATCGATTCCGTCTACGATGTGCACCCCCTGACGGGTGAGGCGTACCCCAACCTCCGCCAGTTCGTGATCACCGCGGACACGACCGCCACGACCACCACCGTCGCGCTCCCCATCTGGCCGGCCATCAACGCCACGGCCCCTGGCAAGACCGTGAACGCCGTCCCCGCCGATACCGCCGCCCTGACCTTCGTGGGCGCGGCTTCCACGGGCTACCGGCAGAACCTTGGCTTCCACCGCGATGCCATCGCGACTGCCTTCGCCCCCCTCCCGGTCCTCGCCAGCTGCGAGGGCTACACCGCCGAGATCGATGACATCGCCCTGCGCGTCATGACCTTCGGCGATGGCAAGGCGGACGTGGAGCACACCCGCATCGATGTGCTCTTCGCCGATCCCGCGGGCATCCGCCCTGACCACATCTTCCGGGTCACCGAGTAGGCCAACGGGCGGGGGTCTCCGGGCCCCCGCCCACCCTTTTCCCCTCGAACCTCTGGAGCCCCACATGACCCCCGATGGAAACACCCAGCAGCTCTACGTGATGAAGGCGACCTTGAGCCCCGCCCAGGTGAACGCCAACACCACCGCCGAGCAGACCTTCACCGTGAAGGGCCTGCGCCTCTCCACGGACATGATCTGCGCGGTCAGCAAGCCCACCGCCCAGGCCGGCCTCGGCATCGTCGGCTGGCGCGTCACCGCCAACGACACCCTGGGCATCACCTTCTCCAACAATACCGGCGCTGGCATCACCCCGACCGCATCCCAGGTCTACCTGATTCAGGTGGCGCGGATCGACGGCGACGCCAAGACCGCCATCGCGAGGTAGCCCATGGCCTATCCCAAGAAGATGCTCTCCCCTGACGGCGCCGCCGTCTTCGCCAAGCAGGAGGTCCACGAGGCCGACCTGGTGGCCCAGGGCTACACCCCGGCCCCCGAGGAGCCCAAGAAGCCCGACCTGGGCCAGACCCAGGGCGCCGGCGGGGAGCCCTGCGCCAAGTGCGTCGAACTCCAGGCCGAGGTGGACCAGCTCAAGGCCGCCCTGGCTGAAGCCACCGCGCCCAAGGCGCTGGAGGACATGCGCGCCGGCGAGCTCCTGCAGTACGCCAAGGACAACAAGCTCGAAATCGGAGATCTCAAGCCCCAGGTGGGCGCCGAGAAGATCCTCGCGGCCATCCGCGCCGTCGAAGCGAAGGCCTAGCCCGTGGCCACGGTCCTGGACCTCCTCACCGGTTCGCTGCGCCTCATCGGTGCGGCGAACCCCGGCGAAGCCCTGGACGCCCAGACCGCGAAGGATGCTCTCCAGGCCCTCAACGACCGCATCGAGACCCTGAACCTGGAGCACCTGACCAACCCCAAGGGCGTGACCCGGTTGGACGTGACCACCACGCCCAACCAGGCCGCGCACACCATCGGGACCGGGGGAAACTTCAACGTCCCCCGCCCGGTGGTGATCGACAAGGCCCTCGTGACCTTCGCCGGGGCGGAGCATCCGGTCGAGATCGTGGATGACGACCACTGGGCCGCGATCCCCATCAAGGACATGGCGGGCCTGCCCACCACGCTCTACTACGAGCCCGCCTATCCCCTCGGGAAGGTCCATCTGTATCCCAAGCCGGACGGGGCCTACTCGCTGGCCCTGTGGTGCTGGGACAGCTTGCCGACCTACACGATGGCCCAGCTCAACGTGGAGATGCCCCTCCCGCCCGGCTACCGCCGCATGCTGCGGTTCAACCTGGCGCTGGATCTGGCCTCGGACGGCTACGGCAAGGAGCCCTCGGCTTCGGTGGTCAACAACGCCGTGGAGTCCCTGGCCGCCATCAAGCGCGCGAACCACACCACCCCGATCATGGAGGTGGATGGTGCCTTTCTCCAGGGCGGATGCCCGGCTGGCGGCGACCGCGCCGCCTTCATGGGGGGCGAATGAGCCGTTTCCCCGGGTTCATCGGTCCCACCTACCGTCTCGGCTCGATCAAGGCGGCCGGGGAGCGGTGCGTGAACCTGTTCCCGGAGCTCATCGAGACCCGGAACTCGCCCAATGGTGAGATCGGGGCCCTGCCCAAGGTGCCGGGGTTGAAACGCCTCTCGACGCTGGGCACCGGACCTATCCGGGGCGTCTACACCCTCAGCACCGGCCGCCTGGCCGTGGTGAGCGGGAACAAGCTCTACAGCGTTACCCCGGACTGGGTGGGCCACGAGGCGGGGACACTGGAGTCCAGCACCGGCCCTGTGGACATCGCGGACAACGGCAACCAGATGCTGATCGTGGACGGGAGCAAGGGCTACACCGTGAGCCTGATCACGGGCGTCTTCGCCAAGATCACCAGCGAGTTCTTCATGGGCGCGGCCCGGGCCTGCTTCATCGACGGCTACTTCCTGGTGAACAACCCGGGCACCGGGCAGTTCCAGATCAGCAGCCTCTACGACGGCACCACCTGGGATGGCCTGGACTTCGGGGTGGCCGAGGGCCTCCCGGATCCTGTGGTCGGCGTCCTGGCCAACAACCGGCAGGCCTGGGTGTTCGGCACCTCGAGCGTCGAGGTCTACTGGAACTCCGGCGATCCCGACTTCCCCTTTAGCCGCATCGACGGCAGTTTCATCGAGCACGGCTGCGCCGCGAGCTTCACCGCCCAGAAGTTCGCCGGCACGGTGGCCTGGTTGAGCGACAAGGGCCAGGTCCTTATGGCCAACGGGTTCCAGGCCCAGCGGATCTCGAATCACGCCGTGGAGCTGGCCATCCGGAAGTCCGGCAGCCTGGCCAACGCCTACGCCTGGGTCCACGTGGAGGGCGGGCACACCTTCTACTGCCTGGCCCTGCCCGGCGCCGAGACCACTTGGTGCTACGACCTGAGCACCAGCCAGTGGCATGAGCGGGCCGAGCTGGTGGCCGGCGCCTACGCCCCCTCCCGCGTCTCCTGCTGCGCCTTCGCCTATGGGGTGTGGGTGGCCGGGGATTCCACCGATGGCCGGATCTACCAGCTGGACCCGGACACCTACTCGAATGATGGCGATCCCCTAGCCTGGGAACGCACTGCCCCGCGGCTGAACAAGGAGGGTGTGAACCTCTTCCCGTCCAAGTTCGACCTGGAGATGGAGACCGGCGTGGGCCTGGCCTCTGGTCAGGGTGAAGACCCGCAGGTCATGCTCCAGATCTCCCGCGATGGCGGCTTTACCTGGGGTCCGGAGCTCTGGAAGTCCGCCGGACGGATGGGCCATTACCGGCATCAGGCCATCTGGCGCCGGCTTGGCTTCGGGAAGGATCTGGTCTTCCGGGTGCGCGGAACAGATCCGGTGAAGACCGTCCTGGTGGGTGCCAACCTCGACATCGAAGCGGGGAGGTTCTGATGCCCCTCCCACTGGTTCCCAGCGGTGATGACAACCTGGACACTGGCTGGGGGGTCGTGCCTGTCGATCCGGCCGGCATCAGCACTCCCGCGAACCCCGTCACCCCCGAACAGACCGCCGCCGTCACCCAGGCCACCCAGACCGCCAATGAGGTGCAGCGGGCCGCTGCCGCCGTGTCCCAGCTTGGGCCGCCGCCCTTCGGTGTGCCCTTCGTGGCCCAGGGCGGGTTCGTCTCGCAGGCTTGGCAGCCCTGGATCACCAAGCTCTACCGCCGCATCGGCAGCGCGGATTCCCTCACGCCCGACGAACTCTCCCTGCTGGATGCCTTCTCGGGTGGTCTCGGTGGTCCGTCCGTGACCAGCCTCCAGCCGGACCTGCTGGATGCCTTCGCTCAGATGCCGGGCACCTCCCCCAATGAGGCGGCCCGTCTGCTGGAGGCGTTCCCGTCCCAGCCCAGGGCCATCCAGGGCCTGCTGGAGTCGCTCTACCTGCTGCTGGACGGCGGAGCACCCCAGGCCGAGCGCGTGGTGTGGAACGACTGGAACCTGGTGCGGGACTTCACTCCGCTGGCTGGCGCTGGGGTCCCCCCCCGCAATGCCTTCCAAGGGAACATCGTCAAGGACCAGTTCGGGATCAACGATGCCATCCAGTGGCAGTCCATCGAGGCCCTGCACGACTGGAAGGAGGGCACGGACTTCGAAGCCCATGTCCACTGGGCACTGGGTTCGGCGAACGACCTGACCGTTCGGGGTGTGAAGTGGGAGATCGAGTGGACGGCCTGCAACCCGCTGGAGAGCGGCGTGGCGCCCACGGCCTTCCCCGCCACCACCATCCAGAGCGCCGAGTTCTCGGTCTCGGCTTCCCAGCCTGACCGGACGCACCGGGTGGGGACCATCTTCGTCATCCCGGCCGGGACGCTCAAGATCGGCGCGCACCTGCTGGTCCGGCTCAAGCGCATCGCTGCCGCTGCCACGGCGCCCGCGGCTGATCCGTTCCTGATTTCCTTCGGCGTCCACTACCAGTCGGACTCCCGCGGGTCCCGGTCCACGTTCTTCAAGTAGGAGGTCCCATGCTCGTCACGCCCGTCTGCCTTTTCGAGGGAACCCTGCTGCCCAACGCTGCGGTGGCTACCCCTGGACTCTACGCCTCCCCGGCAAATACCCGCACCGTCATCAAGAGCGCCAGCGTGACGAACACGGACACGGTGGCCCGGGTGTTCACCTTCCACATCGTGCCCTCGGGCGGATCGGCTTCGGCGGCCAACATGATCGCCAAGACCGAGCCGGTGGGCCCGGGCGCCACCTATCCGGTGCACCAGGCCGTGGGCCAGGTGCTCGA